TCCAAGTTGATACAAAAGATACAGTTGAAATAGATTCTATAAAATTACATAAAATGGTTTTTATTTACAATGCTTTAGAAAATGGATGGACTATTAATAAAAAGGAAGACTTTTATATATTTAATAAAAAACACGAAGGTAAGAAAGAAGTCTTATTGGATAATTATTTAAGACGATTTATGGTAAATAATTTCGATATTAACAATGTTTGAAAAAAATTATTAATAAATGCATTTTTAATAATTTTTTTTTCTTTAGCAATATTATAAAATGGGTGGCGGTTTAATGCAACTTGTAGCTTACGGTGCACAGGACGTGTACCTTACTGGTAATCCTCAGATCACTTTCTGGAAAGTGACCTACAGAAGACACACTAACTTTGCTATGGAAAGTATCGAACAAACTTTCAACGGTCAAGCCGATTTCGGTCGCCGTATTCAATGTACTGTTTCCAGAAACGGAGACCTTGCATACAGAACATATTTACAAGTAACTCTTCCTGAAATCAACCAAGATGACGAAGCTGGCGCAAATAACCATGTTTACGCAAGATGGTTGGATTGCCCTGGAGAACAAATGATCTCCATGGTTGAAGTTGAAATCGGTGGTCAAAGAATTGACCGTCAATACGGTGACTGGATGCACATCTGGAACCAATTGACACAAACCTCCGAACAAGAAGATGGTTATGCCAAAATGATTGGTAACACCACTCAACTTACATACTTGACAGACCCTGCTTTCGCTGATGTAGCAACTGCTTGTGGTGCTGCCAATGTTCCTGAAGCTGTATGTGCTCCTCGCAATGCTCTTCCAGAAACAACCTTGTATGTTCCTCTTCAATTCTGGTTCTGCAGAAACCCTGGTCTTGCCTTGCCATTGATTGCTTTGCAATACCACGAAGTTAAAATTAACATCGAAATCCGTCCTATGGATGAATGCTTGTTCGCTGTTAAAAACGTAAATGCCGTAGTTGCCCCTGCAACTGCTGCCAACGTTAAAGCAACTGGTGCTTACGCCAAATCCTTGGTTGCCGCATCTCTTTACGTTGATTACATCTTCCTTGACACCGATGAACGTAGACGTATGGCACAAAACCCACACGAATACTTGATCGAACAGCTTCAATTCACTGGTGATGAATCCATTGGTTCCTCATCCAACAAAATCAAATTGAACTTCAATCACCCATGTAAAGAACTTGTATGGGTAGTTCAACCTGATGCTAACGTAAGTTATTGCGACTCTTTCGTTCAAGACAAAGTTCTTAACAAAGCTTTGGGTGCTCAGCCATTCAATTACACTGACGCAATTGATGCTCTTCCAAACTCCATCCGTGCTTACAGTTCTGCATCTCAGCTTAACAGTGGCGGTAATGCCAACAACACTGGTGTTATTGATGTTGATGGTTTGTTCCAATCTCCATCTGCCAACTCCGCATCAGCTAATGCTGACGGTTCCCTCAAAGACAGTGATGCAATCGCTGGTTTGACTGGTGCTTTCCCTCAGGGACAAGTTCACGGTGTCTCTGATGCTGGAGCATTCGTTCTTGCTGAAACTGCCTTGAAAATGCACTGCTGGGGTGAAAATCCAGTTGTAACTGCCAAACTTCAATTGAACGGTCAAGACCGCTTCTCTGAACGTGAAGGTAGCTACTTCGATTTGGTTCAACCATTCCAACACCACACACGCACTCCAGACACTGGTATTAATGTTTACTCATTTGCTCTTCGCCCTGAAGAACACCAGCCATCTGGAACATGCAATTTCAGTCGTATTGACAACGCCACACTTCAATTGGTTGTTTCCGCTGCTGCCATCGGCACAGCCAACACTGCCAAAGTTCGCGTATATGCCACTAACTACAACGTTCTTCGTGTAATGAGTGGTATGGGTGGTCTTGCATACTCTAACTAAGTCTTTTACTTAATTCTTAGCATAATATTTAACATTTTAAATTAAATATTATATTAAAATTATAAATTAATTTCCACCACGTAGCCTTAGCACAAGATGGAGCGTCGCCTCTTTTTGTATGTTGTAATCGCTTAGCGTTCTGCCGTCTTCCAATTGCTTTCCAGCAAAGATTAGACGTTGTTGATCTGGTGGAATTCCTTCTTTGTCCTGGATCTTTTGCTTTACATTCTCAATCGTATCACTTGGTTCTACATCCAAGGTGATCGTTTTACCTGTCAAAGTTTTCACGAAAATTTGCATCTTATAATACAATTAACAAAATATTATTTAAATCATTTTGTTAATTAATTTATTTCATATAACATACTCCTACTCCTGCCACTATCATTACTACTCCCAATACCGTATTTAAAGTAACTGTTTCACCCAAAAATATTACTGAAAATATTACATTACAAGCCAACAATAAACCCTCTACTATCGGCGCTATAAATGCTACATCATATTTACTTAACAAATAATAATTCGCTGCTATTGACCCTAAAGCTACTATACTCACAATTACACCATGTTTTGCTGCATCAAAAGCAAAATTTGGATTCTTTTTAAATAACGAATCTATACCCTTATCTTTTAAATTATAACATAAAAATGGAATTGCTATTAATGCCGTAACTATATATCTTATAAATGTAAAATTCGTATGTCCTATTTTAGATACAGCCGTCTTTTCTGTTATTGGTTTTATACCCCAACCAATTCCATTCACTAATATCATTAATATATCAAATGGGTTCATATAATATGTTGTAAGATATTAATTTATTTGTTTAACAATATTATAATGAGTGAACTTCAAAGAGAAGTTGTAAAATTTTATTATTTTAGCGAAAATGCAACTTGTGGAGATAAAGCCGAACAACACGAACAATATTGTGCTAAAATGCTTTCTGATGGTTATACTTTATTGAGTATTACCCCTTTAGGAAACTTAGATGACAGAAGAGATTCTTATGAAGGCACTGTTATTTATCATTGGAAACTATTAAAAAAAAATTAAGTGAGATCTAACAACCATAATGGGTTATAATGTCTTATATCATCTTTTGGATATTTCCTATTTCTATAACCACTTCTTATCGCTGATATTTCTTTTACCCATACTATTTGATTGTTCCAATCTAATACTGGCTTCCATTTATAAGCATATCTTGGTTTTTTAAATCCACCCCACAATGGATTTATGTTATAATATTCAACTTCTTCCATTTTAAATATATTTAACAAATTATATTAAATATTTTTATTAATAAATAATATATGTTAAGATTTGTACGAAAATTTGGAACTTTTAAAAGACCTCCTCCAGGTTATATGTTTAAGCGTCCCGTCGTACCTTCCGACTTACAAACTCCTCCGAAAAAACACGTATTTGATATTGAAGATGAAAAATGGTGCGAAGATAAAGATAATGATAATGAAGAAGAATATTTTTTTAAAGTTGGAAGACAATATACAAGAACCAACCCTTACAACAATCGTGAAGATTAAAGTCTTTCATGTTGAAATCCCTATCTAAAAAATTGATTTAATTATATTATTCATAATTTAATCAATATATAAAGATGAGTTCCCAAGATAGATATGAAGATGATGTATGTTATGATGCCCGTGAGCCATGTAGCTCAGGTAGAGCACAAAGACGTTCTATACACGTAAGAGCGTGTAGAGGTCCAAAAGATTGGCGCACTGATATTTGCGACAATCAACACCTATTCAAACCAATTAATTATGATGGTAAGGCAAGACCTATTGAGAAACGCATAGTTCAATCTAAAAGGTCTAAACGAAGAGCTAATTATGTAAATAAGCCTATACCAAAAGGTTATTATGGCTATGAAAAAAAAGCCGTTGAACTTGAATGGGAAGATGGTGGCTTAAACTCTATGAAGAGAATTCGCACCGACCCAATGACCGGACAAGCAAAGACTATCATAGAACACCATTATAGACATCCCGTTCATAAATACGCCAATTGGTATGAAACAAAACCAGCGCCTATTACTGTTTATAAATGGGTTTCCACCGCAAAATAATTAAACAACCATTTAAATATAAAACTTTTTTAATTTATATATGTCTCTTTGGGATTTACTTCCAAAAAATATAAAAGATCTAATTTTTCAATTTGACCCTACATATCATAATATCCATAAAGATAATTTGAAATTTTTACAAAAACAATGGTCTATTAAATATATCAATAAAGATACTGGTTCTTGGGGATGGGATATTACTTGTTCTGCTGCTATGTTGCACGGTCATCCAAAATGCGATTTTTATGAATCTATTCCTTATACAAGTTATTCAAGTCTTACTGATAGGTTTTATTATGCTAAAAATTCTTATAAATTAAACTTTAATCGATGTCAAAAAATTTGTAGAGATTTAAATCATAAATATAGCAATTATTATCATATTCCAGACCATTTAAAATTTGGTGATATTTATGATTTTGATAAAAATTTTTTTATCCGTGAATATGCTTCACTTACTGCCGAAAATTTAAAATCTATTGACGTATATCCTAAGAAATGGAAATCTTTTAAAGATAAAATGAAAAAAATTTATAAAATATAATATCAATGGCTGATTACAATAAGCGTTTTTTAGACGGTCAATACAAAAATTCTAAAGAAAAAAACAAACTTATTAATAATATTATAAAAGATTTCGAACAATATCAAACTATATTAGCCGAATTAAAAGCTTCCGAACAACAAAGACAAGCTCTTAGAAACTCAATTGAATATACTTGTAATGAAAAAAACGAAAATCTATTAGATAAATTACTTCACGACCCTGAATATTTAAAACTAAGAAATAGTACTTTAGAAAAGAAAAAAATATATAAAAATATTAAATTAAAATACAAAATTGCTTTAATTCAACGGAAAAATATTTATAATAATGTAGGTAATAATATTAATGAATATAAAAAAGCCAAATCTATTATTGTTCTAAAATCACAGTATATTGGTTCTATCATAAATAGAATACAAATAAGTATTATTTTTGTTTCATCTACTATTACTTTATTTGAATCTATCCAAAGTAATTTTGATATACCTGGATTTTATTTAACAATTATCCCTATCGTTTTATCTACTTACATTGCCATAATATTAGCTATATCTAGATTTTATAAATTCGACACAAAAAAAGAAAATATTAAAAAAGTTGAAGAAAAATTTTCATATATTATTAATAGACTCCGTTATAAAAGAAGAAAAGTGCTTAATTTTGATTTTACTTGTGAAAAACTAACTGATTGGAATATTTTAATTGAAAATTTTAATAAAGATGGGTTAGAAGAAATGATAACAAAAACTATCGAAGAATCAGATAGTTTACTAACTCTAAAAGAATATACTTACTATTATAAAGTATATAATAAAATACGCACTAAGTTTCACGTTAATCATTTTAACAATGAACTATTGAATAATTGGAAAGAAATAAATGTTACCAATAATACTGATTGGAAGTTTGATATTAATTCTCAGAAAAATGAAAGAGGTATTTCACAAAAAAGATGTTGTTGTATTAAACTTTTTAGAATATTTAATTGTTGCGAGGTTCAAACTCTTGATTATGATAAATTTTTCTCTTATCTAGAGCATAATTATAATCATAATATTGAAAACGAACAAGAAACAGACGATGATGATGAGGATGATGATGATGATGATGATGACAACATTGATCTTGTTATTAAACAAGAAGATGATAATTCTCCAATTTCAAACATTATGCGTCCGCGAACTAGAAGTACATCTAGTATGTTATTAAATAACGCACTTAATAAACAAAGAAACGAAAAAGTAATAGAAGATATGGAAAAAATAAATGAAAATGAAGAAGATTGGAGCGATGAAAAAAATAATGATGATATATCAAATAATCATTTAGTTCGTACTAAATCTTTACATCATTCAGTATCTTTTGTAGGTTCAATGAAAAAAAGAACCGATTCAACCGCTACTGATTATCAAAGCGAGGATGAATTTTAATTGAATTAATTATATTTTAAACGATATAATTAATAATCAGTATGTCGTTGTGGAATATATTGCCAAGAAATATACAATCATTGATTTTTGAATTTGACCCGACTTACCGTCGTGAAAAATATGAGGTTCTTATAAAAGAATTTTTATACCGAACTCCTTTTTGGAGAGTAAGATATTTAAACCCTAACTGTGAGAACAATGGTAAATTTGAAAATAAAAGAAAACAAATTGTATTTATTTCAGATTATTGGAATAATACAATGGAACGTAATCGCCGTCTTTCTTTCACTCGATCGCCCAATATGGAACAAACCTCTGTAGAGATTAATACCGATGATGAATTTTTAACCGACAATAACTCCAATAAATATGATGTCATTTTCCGCGATTTAAAACTATTAAAAAATTATAATTGGGTTTTTACTGATTGCGAAGTTAGATTAATTAGAAGAAATGTCACTACTGTTGAAAAAATATTAGCATCTAGAAAAAGGTCTAAAAATAAACATAGAAACAACACCAATAGCAACCCCGCTATAAAAAATAGTTCTTCTAACATTTGCTGATTCATGTTTAATTTTCAATTGTTTTTCTGATAAACTGTCTTTAAAAGGTGTTCCTACTGATCTTGTTGCTATTAAATAAAAAATACTAGCTATACAATAAATTGCCATGGCATATGCTAAATATACTGAAATTTTACAAGTATCCATTATATCATTTAGTGTTATTTTTTTTTTCAACCACTCTTCCTACTGAGAAGACTGATTGTTTTTCTTTTAATTCAGGCAATCTGCCGAAAGACCAATAAAATTCCCCATCACATGCTATTCTCTTCCTATTATCAAGATTTACTCGATTCCAAAATTTAAAGGCTTCTTTCCAAATCTTTGCTTGTTTAGATCTAATCATTGTTATATTTAATTTGATATATTTTATAAAATTAAATTCAATTTATATTTTCAGTGTTTGGGGAGAGAAAAACATCTATTTTTTTAATATGAAATACATTTCTACAAGCCAAATAGGGATCAAGTAAACTACCGCGTTCAAGTTCATCAAAGATAAAACAAAACTAACTAATAAAGCAAATATCATAAAATTCTCTGGTATTTCGAAATAATGTCTCGCGATTAAAACAAATATTAAAGCAAATATCGCTATTCGCCCAAACGGACATATTCTTAATCCATATTCATCTCCTATTAAATGTTCGAATAACCAACCTTTAGGTGAGCTTAATATATTAAAATCCATACTTGTTTTAAAAAAGTGAAACATATATAGTAAATACAAACTCTCTATTATTGATATATTTAATCTATCCATTATATATTAATGGAAGAAGATTTGATGTTTGACTTAGAATTAAATGAAAAAGAAAAACCAAAAGTAATAAGACCAAAGCCATTGAAAAAAAGAAGCGATAAAAAGAGAAGAGATAAATTAACTCGAAAAAACCATTATAATAGTATGGTTATGGATATAGGTAGTGCGGTTAAAAAAAAGGCAAGTAAATCCGATCATAAATCACCACTTGACAAAAGAGCTGATGCTGCATTAGCAAAACTAGAAGAATTATCAAATACAAATACAAAACCTGCTCCAAAAATTACTGGTAAATTAACTATACCAATGTTAGACAGTGATTATGGTTTTTC